AAGATGCTCGTAAGGACTATACAGATAAGAACGGAAAGGTCAAAACGTTTATAAAACTAACCTGTGGTGTAGGTTGGGATAGTGGATTCTCTAAAATAAATTTTTTAGAAAATCATAAATACGGGGTATATAGCAAAACAAACCCTAAAAGGACTTGGGATGAGCAGGAATCTGGCACTACGAGGAGCAAGAATACTATTAACACTTATGCGAATATGCTACTTAACAATGGTCAGGTGGACTATTCAGTTCTCGGACAGATCTATAGACCTGATCAAAAGATTCCAGAGGCAACCGTTAGAAGATTTCTTAAACAAAAGGTGGCAAAACGCATGGTTGAGAAGAAAATAAAAGAATTATTAAGTGATAAATCCATTAACAAGGAATTTGCGGTAGATAATATTATCCGTGCCTTGCAAATGGCTGAATCAAAAGGGGATGTGAATAACTTTTTAAAGGCTAATGACTATTTAATGGACTTATTGGAGATGAAACCCAATAAACAGCTTATAACAGACACGATACAAGTGGATATGACGAAGCAAATAGCGGATACAATAGCAAAAGAAGATAAAAGACTCACTCTCAAGAGGAGTTCTGAAACAAATGAAATTAGTGAATGAAGCAGAACGTGAATATGAGGGATTAACTGATAATAGGATGAAAGATGAACAGCTTGAAGTAGCTGTAAAAGCTTTACATGTCATTGCAGTCATGCATGAAGGTTCATCTACGCCTATTACCAATATAGCTATTGATGCTCTAAAAGAAATGGAGACATTTGGTTATCTCTATGAGCAATTTACTTCTGAATACGAATAGTTGGCAGCATACTGCTCTATTTTAAAAAAGAAATGCTCATTTGCAGGGCTATATAAAAAAGAAGTGCATTGTGGCTTGCAAAAAGGAAATATACTAGAAACAAAGGTGGCTAATATGACCAAATGTCCATATAAACCTAAAAAACGTGGAAGATCATAAAAAATTTATACATAAAAAGCTAAAAAAGAACATGATAATGTTCGGTAAGGTCATTATGCCCAATATGTTCTCTGCAGCATCGCCTGATTTCCATTATCAGATAGCAGACGCTATTACAGACAATGAACAAAAGCAGGTTAATATAATTGCCCCACGTGGTCATGCTAAATCCTCCATTGTTGGGGGTGTTTATCCTTTATTCCACATCATGAATGACAGTGGGGCAAAACTTATTGTGCTGGTATCCCGTACTCAGGATCATGCTATCAAGCTCCTTGGAACTATCAAGGATACTATAGAATACAGCGAATCTTTTAGGCAGATCTATGGATATTGGGGTCAACACAGTGCAAAGCAATGGTCAAAAACAGAGATAGAGCTAAAAGATGGTTCTATGATCATATGCAAAGGTACAGGACAGCAGTTACGGGGTATAAAGGTAGGCAGTCAACGCCCTACGCTTATTATTGTAGATGACCCTGAAGATGAGAACAATACAAAAACAGCTGAAGCTATGGAACAAAACCTTAGGTGGTTATTGCAGAGTGCTGTGCCATCATTAGACCCCAAAAAAGGTAAAATAATAGTTATTGGCACTCCACAGCACCAAAGATGTATGGTTGAGGTATTAAAGGACATGAAGGGCTGGAAGAATATGCATTTTAGTCCAGACATAACTAACAACATAGCTTTATGGGAAGATTGGCAACCTATTACGAAATTAGTGCAAAAAAAGGAAGAGTTAGAGTCGATAGGTAGAAGTTCTGTATTCTATAGAGAATATATGTGCCAGATTGTTGGAGATGAAGACCAATTGTTCCAAGAAAGCTATATTCAATACCATGAGTATGAATTAAAGATAGATAAAGATAATAATCATTATTTAACAAACGGGGATGAAGAAATCCCTGTAAATGTGTTTATGGGGGTTGACCCTGCTTCTTCGGTACGCAAAACGGCTGATTATTCTGTAATTATGCCAGTTGCAGTAGACGAAAACAATAACAGGTATATTCTCCAGTATTACCGCCAAAGGGCAACTCCCATGCAATTAGCTGAGAACATTATAGAGTATTTTAAGTTATTCAAGCCTGTCAAGGTCAGGGTAGAGAGTGTTGGCTATCAGGAGATGCTTAGAGAATACTTAAGACAGCGTTGTGAAGAAGAAAATATATTTATATCTGGTTTAGAGATAAAAGAGAACCCTAGAACCAGTAAATCATCACGATTAGAGACCATGCAGCCATATTTTGCTCAAAAAAAGATGTATATGCTAGAATCTATGAGTGAACTACGTGACGAGCTTTTGTTATATCCCCGTGGAAAACATGACGATCTTTTAGATGGACTTTTTTATGCAATGAAAAAATGTTACCCTCCTTATCATAAAAGTGTTGCAAAGGAAAATAAAAAGTCTTATACTCCAGACAATCTAGATGATGTAAGCTGGAAGATAGCTTAATTTGGAACTTTTACTTAAAGTATTAGTTTAACCATTCAAAGTCTGTGATATATTGCATAAAGATTCATATAAAGACCCTGACGTACAATTAACACAAGACCTATTATCGGAATATTCTTCTGCACGTGAGAATTGGGTTACTCAGGCTGTAGAGGATAATGAGTTCCGTAATGGGAAACAGTGGACAAACGATCAGGTAACAGCCCTACGTAAAAGGTCACAAGAGCCTCTTGTGGTCAATGTCGTATATAGTGCAGTAGAGCAAGCAAAAGCAATGCTCACTTCCAACAGTCCAAAATTTCAATCAACAGCAAGAGAAAATAGTGATGCTAAGGTCGGCAGGATGTTTTCTGATCTTATGGCTTACATCTGGGATCAATCTAGTGGCAATGTAGAGTTAAAGCAGGCAATAGACGATTACTATGTAAAGGGTATGGGTGTTATGATGGCCTATATAGATCCCGATGCCGACTTTGGTTCTGGTGAAGTAAAATTACAGTCCATTGACCCCTTAGAATTATTTATAGACCCAAGCAGTAAAGACCCTTTCTGTAGAGATGCAGCTCATATCATTGTTGGTAAGATCGTTACACAGACACAACTTATCAGTATGTACCCTGAGTTTGAGCAAATTATTCGTGAAAGTTCTGAGAGTAGTTATTTAAACAACGTATCAGAATCAAGATATGGCTTAAAGAACGAAGATGTTACTTTAAAAAGAAGAATGACAGGTGAGTCAATAACTGACGAAAGAGAGCTGGAGTTATTTGAAAGATATACAAAAATAAAACGTCCTTATTACAAAATATATGACCCACGAAGTAATGAACAAAAGGTTCTTAGTGAACCCGATTATGAAGAATACAAACAAGAGCCTATTGTTGTAGTAACTAATGCTGAAGGTGAAAACATATTTACAGATAAAGCAAATGTAAGTCAGTATACTGAGCTCTATAAACAATTTGGTGAGAAGTTTCATTTTATGCTAGACCCTATGACGGGTCAACCAACGCCTATGGCTGGTGAAGAACATGAAGGTTCTATACCTAACTCTACTACAACTATTGACATAATGACCAAAGAGGCATTAATAGAGTCAAATGAGATAATGGTCAACGAGATAGAAATAACTCAAATATATCAATGCGTAAGCGTAGGTGATGATAAATTATTTATGGCTGATCTTCCTGTTGAGGAATATCCCATAGTGCCATTTATGAACGGATTTAACCGTAATCCTTATCCAATGAGTGATGTAAGGCTTGTAAAGGGTCTACAAGAATATATTAATAAGATACGTTCTTTAATAGTTGCACACGCATCAAGCTCTACAAATGTAAAGCTTTTGATACCACGTGGCAGCATGGATAAAAAGAATCTTGAAGCAGAATGGGGTAAAGCAGGCACAGCTGTTATAGAATACGACCCTGAACTTGGTACACCAATTGTAGCAGGGCCTGTTCCTTTACCTAATGAACTTTATAAGAACGAAGCAGATGCAAGAGCAGACATAGAAAGAATACTTGGTATCTATGCTATGATGCAAGGAGATGTAGGTAGTTCACCAGCAACATTCAAAGGAACGGTTGCTATGGACGAATACGGACAAAGACGTATCAAATCAAAAAGAGATGATATAGAGCAGTGCATTAATCAACTTGCTAAAGTGGTAGTTGGTTTAATACAGTATGTTTACACAGATGAAAAGATGTTTAGACTAATGCAACCAAATAATAGACCTTTAGAGCTAGAAGTAAATCATCCATTGTATGATGATATTGGAAATCTAGTAGGTAAGGTAAATGATATTACTATTGGTAAATATGATGTTATTGTATTATCAGGTTCAACTCTTCCATCTAATCGTTGGGCACGGTTTGAGTACTATATGCAATTATACCAAAGTGGTCTTATTGACCAGATAGAGGTTTTAAAACAAACAGATGTTGCTGATATGGAAGGTGTGCTAGAACGTGCTGGTCAAATGCAACAAATGCAGGCACAGGTACAACAACAGGCAGAACAAATTAAAGACCTTAAAGGTGATCTACAAACGGCACAAAGAGAGTCCTTACACGATAGAAAACGTGTAGAAGTAAAAGAATTTGAAAAGAAACTTGCTAAAGCAGAAGCAAAAGTTGAAATGGCACAGAAGCTATATCAAACACGTCTTGCAGATGAACTTAAGTTAGCTAAAGAAGATATAGCAGAGTTTGATGAGCGTAGGAATACTACAAGAGAAATGAATGAAGAAATGTTAAGGCTGGAAGAGTAATGAGTGACTATTGGGATGAAATAAGAAAA